AAAGCTGGTGCGGATATTGATGGTAAAACGAATAGTAATGAAACCGCTTTGCATAAGGCGGCCAGATGGAACCGACGTGAAATAGCTATCGCATTACTGAAACGTGGGGCCAAAATCGAAATTAAAAACGGTGATGGCAACAAAGCTGCGGATATGACGACGGAACAGTGGATGAAGGATATCATCAATAATTACGACGAATATGTATCTAATGAAAAAATAAAAAATGAAAAAATGATTGCTGCTAAACTAGAGTTAGAACAAAAACTAGCCGAACGAAAGAAAGATTTTGGATATTAGACCGACCAAGATTCATTATTTGTACTTTATGTATGATAATACGGCGGTCTATGGGGAGGATAATACGGCGGTCTGTGTGGAGAATAATAAGGCGGCCGGTAGGGAGGAAAATAAGGTGGACGGTAAGGAGGAAAATAAGGAGGATAATGATGCCCATACCATGGTGAATGATGAAATTGATTGTATACATGCGGAGGTTCAGGGAAAATAGAATTATGAAAGGTTGATTGTTCTCTTGGTATATCTGGATTACAAGACGCATCTGTATACATTTCTTTCGGCATTATATTACAAGAAGTATCCATTTCCGTTTCTTTTGGACGGTTCATACTCGTATCTGGTGTTATACCGCGGTCGTCAAATATATCATCTTGAACTAACCCGTAATTCGTATATAATGATGGATAATAATAGTAGGGATAGCCATAGATATATGGACCGCAAAAATAAGGAGGATATCCGTAAATAGACATCTATACTATTCGTCTATATATTTTTTTAAAATAGTGTAAACCACACCAATTATGAATACAATTTTACAAGTTCAATTCGATATTTGTTTTTCTTGTAATTATGAATTATAAGAAAATTATATAAAGTATGTTTTGTATATTATATATTATGAGCGTCGACTATATTACATGCTATTTAATGGGTGGATTAGGAAATCAATTGTTTCAAATGTTTACAACAATTGCGTATGGAATTCGATATTCAAAAAAAATAATATTTTCATATACACCAACACTAACCACAGGAACGATTCGCAGCACATATTGGGAAGATTTTCTACAATCTATAAAACCATTTACTACATTCAATAACAAACATGGATTAACAAATGAAATGTTGTTAGAATTTCCACAGTTTAGAGAAAACGGATTTGAATTCAAAGATATTCCACATTTCAATAATCCACAAATCATGTTATTCGGATATTATCAAAGTTATAAGTATTTTGAAAATGAAAAAGACAGTATTTTTTCATTGATTCGTTTACGAAAACAACAAGAAAATATAAAAGAAGAATTTCCTGTATTGGATACAGATGATATGCATCAAATAAGCATGCATTTCAGATTAGGGGATTATAAACATATTCAAGAATGTCATCCTTTAATGCCTTATGAATATTATGAAAAATCATTAGATACGATATTACAACACCGTAATCTAGATAGATATATCGTTTTTTATTTTTGTCAATCCGAAGACAATGAGGTAGTTTCAATGATCATACAGAAATTAAAAGGAAGATTTACAAATGTTGATTTTATGAAAATGGATGATTCAATTCCTGATTGGAAACAGCTATTAATCATGAGTTGCTGTAATGATAATATCATCGCAAATAGTACGTTTAGTTGGTGGGGTGCGTATTTTAATGATAAATATGATAAAATCGTTTGTTATCCAAGTTTATGGTTTGGTCCAAGAATGCCGAATAACACAGTAGATTTGTTTCCACCAAGTTGGACGAAAATAAACATCTAGTCAAAAAATTGAATTTATTTTATTTGTGAAAGAATAAAATAAACTATAATACTCATTATACTTAACCACACTACTTACGAAATGGAAAACTACAAGGCATACTATGATATGGTAATGAACTTACCTATTTTAAAAGAATTAGTCAAACAAAACAGAAAATTAAAGAAGCAAAATTCGAAATTAAAACATAAAAATAAGGCATTGAAATCTATTTTATACGAAGTTCATTCGGTTCGTTCGCCTGCTAGCAAAATAAAAGAAATATGTAAAATCAAGAAAGAATTTGATAATGTTGACGACAACGACAGCGATGTTGTCTTTGTTGAACAAACAACTAAACCAAATATTGTGTATGATTTAATTGATGATGATGAATTGAATCAAAGTTTTGATGAGGACGATGAAGACGCACAGGCAATTGTGAATGATTTAAAAAATGAATTGAAAAGCGAAAATATTACAGTAAAAAAATTAAATGTGGTTGAAACTGAAATCGAAGAAGAGGAGGAAGAAGAGGAGGAGGAAGCTGAAGAAGAAGAGGAGGAAGCTGAAGAAGAAGAGGAGGAAGCTGAAGAAGAAGAGGAGGAAGCTGAAGAAGAAGAGGAAGCGGAAGAAGAAGAGGAAGCGGAAGAAGAAGAGGAGGAAGCTGAAGAAGAAGAGGAGGAAGCTGAAGAAGAAGAGGAAGCGGAAGAAGAAGAGGAAGCGGAAGAAGAAGAGGAAGCGGAAGAAGAAGAGGAAGAAGTTGAAGAGGAGGAGGGGGCGTCCGGGGGAACCATAGGTTCCCCGGAAGAGGAGGAAGAAGAAGTGGAAGAAGTATTAATCAAAGGCAAAGCATATTATACAACAAATAAATTAAATGGTACTATTTATGAAAAAACAGCAGACGAAGATATCGGAGATGAAATTGGTGTATTCAAAGACGGTAAGGCAATTTTCCATAAGAAAAAATAAAATATTTATCAACTATGTAAAATAAATATTATACATTTTTTTTCGTATTTCTTCTATTATAACGTCTTTTATGTGAACGTCTTTTACCACCGGTTTTATTTAACTTTTTTATATCATTCAAGAAAAATGTTTTCTGAGTTTTGGCTTCTTCTATTGTATGGTGTTGTTTTATTATTTTCACTATCAAATCAAACAAAATAGATACATCTCCTTTATATGGCATATATCCAAAATACATGTCTACTGGAACATCTATTTTTTTTCCATTACTATCAAATGTTCCCAAATTTGGTTTTATTATTTCATACAATTTATAAGCTTCTTCATACTTACCGTTTAAACAATTAATAAACATATCATATATATCTTTGTTGCTGGATTTTATTTCATTTAATATATCACTTATATAGCTCTTTACTTTATCCAAATTATTAAATTTATACTCTTTTACTAATTCTTCATTGTTTGCTAATAATTTATTTAACAATCTAACATTTATATCATCAATCATTTCGTCTTTATTAATTTCAATATTTTTTAGTATAGGTGTGTTTATATGATAATTATCAATAAAAAATTCGTCTCTATAATTCACTTTGATTTGTCTATTGTCTTTCATCGAAAAAATATATTCTTTATTTTTTAAAATTTTAGTATTTGCATTTTTATTATTTTTTTCTGATGTTTTTATTCCTTTCATTATATCTTCCAACAATTTTCCTAAGTGTTCACTTTGATTAGAACAATTAATATTCGCATTATCCGTTTTTTTACTTTCATTATCGCCTTTTATAAAATCAATTAATACATATATTGTTTCTATTTTATCTTTTTCCCCAATGACTACATATGTTTTAAAAGATGTTTTATTATTTATAATATTATCCAAAAATTTAAATAATGTGTTTTCCTTACCTTCTAACATTTTTTTAATATGAACTTTTAATTCTGTATTGTTGTCCATTTTGTATTCAGTTATCAAATTATAAAATTGTGTATATTCACTTCTTTTACGTATATCAATAAATTTTTGTAAAATAATTTGTTGTTTTTCTAACGGTTCAAGTTTGTCTCTCAATTGTTTGTCTTTTAATTCTTGGTCTGTTCTACTACCAACATTTTCAAGAAGTGCTTTTTCTAATATTTGTATTTGCCTAATGATATCATTATAGTCTTGGTTTTTATCTTCTATTTGTTTAAATGTATATTGATACATGATTTGGATAAATTCTCTTTCATCTGTTGAATTTAACCATTTGTTGAATTCGATATATCCTTTTAATAATTTTTGATAATGAGGATGATTAAACGCATCATTTATATAAATTATTTTTTCCGGTTTATATATTTCATTATTTACCGTGATATATACATCGTCGCCGGTATTAACATTATTCGCATTACTTTGAAAGATACCATTCAATGTTTTCATCGCATTATCCATAGTAAATGTTGGTATTTCTGTTGATTTATTATCATTTTCTTCACTCTTATTATTTAACATATTGAATGAAACGTTCATTTTTGATTTATTGAATCTAAATAAAACCGACAACATAACAGTTATATTGTGTATTTCAATATCCTTATCAGTTGACCTTCTCCCATAACCAGCAATTATTTTTTCATCGAACGTTTTCTGATTAAAAAAAAACTTCACTGCACCATTATATGTTAAAGATTTAATTATAGAATAGTCATATTTATATGCTTTCGTAAAAAATGGATATTGCGATAACCCTGTACTATCCTTTACCAATGGTTTATACAAATTATCTTTCGAAAACTCTATGATATGGTTATTCGGTATATTTGTTTTTAATATTATTTTGATTGGTTTTCCGATTGTTTCATTCATTTATATTATAATTTTTAACTTATAATATAATGAGATAATTATATCCTAATACATCGTATATTGTGAATTACTTACACTATCAACCTCCTTTTTCTGCGTTTTCGCTTTTTCTAAAATCTCTTTTGCTTTTTTAATATCTTCTTCAGAAACTTCTTGATTTTCTAATAATTCAATATGGTAATCCTTAAATTGCTCAGGCAAACAACAAAATATACTATCCTCATTGAATAAGTATTCGATAAAAATAGTGAATATTAATGTTATGAATAATGCTACATATATTTCACGAGTACCCATCCAAGCGATTGCGAAAACCAATATTTGTTTACTAAATGTATGTTTCAAATACGATTCCATTGTTTTACTTAATTTTATATTAACATATTTGGATGAAATATTTAATAAAATAATCATAATTCCTGCGAAAATCTTACTACCATTTAATACTTGAACATGATTATGTAAATAACTAAATATGTTATCCGGTTCTTTTTTGGGCATAACTTATATTATACATATATATTTTTATTATTCATAAATTATGGTAATGTACTGATTGGTTTCATTTTTTCTTCTATTGCGATTTTGCTCTCAATAATAGAGAACCCACATGTTTGGGAACATGGATTACATGCTTTACTAGTAAAACTGATCTGTGGAAAGATGTGCTCTATCATTTCTGTTTTTACATTACTCTCTTTGTATTTTAACACATCATTATTACAATGTTCTTTGCGAAAGTCGTTTTTCAATATTTCATTTTTATTAGACACGGGTGATGATGAGGTTTTTACATACATACTAGTATATTCACTATAACCTAAAGGTTTGTTTTCTAAAAAGATTTCTTTAGCAATATTTAGATGTTCATTCATCATACTATAAGCAATATCTTGGAAATGTTCTCGGACATTGTTCATATTTTCAATATAACCTGCTTGATAAAATAATATAACCAATCCACAAATGAATAACCCCAAATATTTATCTAAAGAACTGTAAAATATGATTATACAAACTGCTATGAATCTGCCTATACTAAAATTACTAAACGCCATAAATTCTTGTGGATAAGATACCCATAAAAAAAATATGATAATAGGAATAAATTGAACAATCGTATGTTTCATTCTCTAAAATAAGATGATAATTTATTTTTGTCCATAATTTTTATAATTTAGGTGATTTTAAGTAAAACCGTATATTCTCGGGAAAATATTATCTATTCATTTTTTAAGTATAATATAATAATTTAAAAAATGTCTTTAGTAACATCTGCTTCAGCATGGATTAATGATGATGGACCTAGAAAAAGGCAACCTACAATGAGACGAACAAGTAAGCTAAAGCCTACTATTAGTAGCATTGGAGAACCAGACGAATATATTACGCAAAGCGAAAATTTTCAGAATGTAGAACCTCAAAATATCAATGAAACACAAAATGTTATGGAACACCGCCATAATCGAGTGAATGATTTAATAAATAAAATGACTGCTGCCGATAATGATAATGGAAAAATGGGGGATTTTACTCCTTTACCCAATCCTGATATCAATATCAAAAAGGATATGTCGGATAATACCGAAGCACCTAAATACACTTTACCACAGACATCTTATTCAAATGCTATTAATTCGCAAAAAAACATTTATCGTGCAAATGATATTCCTAGCGCAGTATTGAGTAATTACAATACGAGTTATCAACCACCCGCAACACAACCATATTACGCAAAAATGGCATTGAATGGAAGTTTCGGCGATGATAAATTAATGGAAAAAATCAATTATATGATTCATCTTTTAGAAGAACAACAAAACGAAAAAACGAATAATATTACCGAGGAATTCATTTTATATACCTTCTTAGGCGTTTTCATTATTTTCGTCGTGGATTCGTTCTCGCGCTCTGGAAAATACACTCGATAATCATTTTAAAATATTTGTATATCTATATATGAGTAGATATACAAAACGAAATATACGAACAAAAAAATATCAACCAGATTTAAGAGGAAGTTCCATCGAAACATTGAGGACATTTATCGAATTATTAGATTCAAAAGAAAAATCAAAAGGGGGTAAAACTAGAAAAAGCAAGTCCAAGTTCAAGTCCAAGTGAAAAAACGAAACATAAAAAAATTGAAAATAACCGCCGGTATTATTTTATATGTAATAAAATATAAAATAATTATTCACAAATGATATTCTATTCTGACGAAATTATCAATCATATGATAGATACAGCTGACGTAAATACAATGATAGATGATATCAAACAATTTATAGATAATACGCGATTTGTCTTGACTCGTTATTCCATAAACAGTATTTCACACAAATATACAAGTTCGGTTACTTCTAGTGGAGATAATATCGTCGTATATTATTGTTTTGATAACGAGTTTTCCATATTTAATTGTCCATCGCTAATGATTTATAATAGATATTATGATAAAGAGAATCAAGAAATCATTTATTATATATTACTTACATGCACGAAAAACGGATTCCGAAATATGGGGTTTGCGTCCAAGTTATTTGATGGATTAAAAGAGCGAATCAGTAAAGAAAATAAAAAATATAAAAATGTGCGGTCAAAAATGGTATTACACCGACTAAAAAGAAAAATGAGACAAACTTTTTATAAAAAATAAAAATTTTGTTATTTCTCTTCTCAATAATGTAAAAGCACCCTATCCATTTTCTATGGTAGAAAATCTTGGGCTTGTATCACATTTCACGGCTTCCAAAGGAAGCGGTTGGATACTATTATTATTTTTGTATTCTCTTCTATACTTTTCAGGTCTTTCTCCTGTTTCCATATAAGAATTAAATACTTTTTGAATATTTTTACAACCGTTTTTATCACGATTGATACACCCTTTCCTATTATTTTCCATTTGATATGTTAGGATAGAATGTATCTTTCGGTTTTTCTGTGTTGGGTCTTTCTTGAATTTCAAATATAAATTTTCACACACTTCTTCGGTTTTATAAGATAAACAAGAAGTTCTAAATTCATCTATATTATATACTTTGAATTGTTCTTGTAATTTTCGTTTCAATGTTAAATTTGGTGTGGATATAAAGTTTATCATTTGTTTTCCTATGCTCCAATCACCTATAATAATAATATGGTCTTTGCTGTATTTCTTTGCTATTTTATTTACCATATTATCTTCTGTGCGTTTTTTATTTATATAAGCATACCATTTGTATTGACGAAATTTTAGTTCTTGATATAATGGAACTAATGTTTTATTTGCTTTTATTTTTTCAGTAATATATTCTTGAAATTTTTCAATATTACAGGTTTTAGAGTTATATGTATTTAACCCTTGTTCTATTTTTGTTATTCCAATTCTGTCTTTGTAATTTTTTAGTAGTGATTGATATTTCAATCGTTTCGTTTCTTTCAAATACATTCTATTCGTATAAGAAAAATGATTCCCTTCATCATCCATCATAGAAAATAATGAACGCTTACCAGGGTCAATGAAAATATGTTTTCCTTCTAACACTTCTTTTGGAACTTCATCAATATAAGGAAATTCAGGGTTTTCTTGCGTTTCTTCCTTTTTGTTTTTTTTTGGTTTATCTTTATTTGCTAATCGTTTTTGTTTCGCTTGTTCTTTTTGTAATGCTTTTTTGTCTTCTTTTATTTTATCTTTTTCTTCTTTGGTAAAACCTTGTAGTGCTTTCTTTCCTGCTTTTTTTCTATCTTTTTTAAATTGTTCTTCTTCAACAAAATCTTTATGTATAAATCTCAACGAAGTAGCATATCCATCTGTAATAATGGTATAATCAAACACATAATTCTTTTTTGTTTGTCTTATATCTGAAAATGTATCCCAAATAAACTCTTTGTTTTGTTCCAAACAATTATATAAATCGCCTTTTGTTTTATTAGCATTTTTTCCTTTATTTTTCCCTTTTTTAATTTCTTTGGGATTTTTCACCCATATATCCAATAATTTTTTATGTTTTTCTGTATCTACAAACAATTCAACTAATGCTTTTGTATCAATTTGAATATGTCTTGGTATAGCGTTAGTTTGTAGAGGAAAAAACTGGAATGATTTTCTTTCTATTTTCTCTAATTCTAAACACATAAAAATCATATGTTTCAAATACTTATAAGGTGTAATTTTAATATCATAGTAATAACTGGTATCAAATGTTTCAGGAACAATCTTATAACGATATTCTTTTAACCAACTATGATATTTTTCATCACAAGTAAGAGTATTGTTGAGTATATCGTTTTTGACTACATTTATTTCTCTATAAAGTTGTTTCTTAAATTCTTTATTTTCTATTTTGTCTTGGTAAAGATGCTTGAAATAACAATTTATAAATCGTTTAATATAATCAAAAAATCTCATTTTAATATTATTTTCAATAGCAGTAATCATCGTGGTAGCATAATAGTCCAAAATAGATGATAAATTACTACCATCTTCTAATTCAAAGGTGTTTAAATTTTGAAATTCTTTTAACAATATAGCGTTATTTCCTTTTGGTTTTTGTCCCATAGTAGATTTATTTATAGATTTCATACACATAGAAATAGTATCTGTTGTAATTTCAGGTATATCTTGTTTGTTATGATATTTTTGTAGAACCCATAATCGTAATAAAAAATAGGTTTTAGTAGTAATAGCATTCGTTCTAACAATAGCGTTTTGTAGGATTTTCATATATTCCTTAACATTATCCTTGTAAAGAATGGAAGAAATAGGAAGTTTCAAACACCGATATTTATCAGGAGGTTCTTTTTTGGAATTCATCCTATATATTACCTAAATATTTTATTTCTAAATAATTTACTTTATAAAATAAATTATTTATTTATTCCTAAATATTTTATATTTTGTGGAAGTTTTATACATTCCACTTTCTACTTTTGTAAAAGTAGTTCCGCAATCAAAAGTATATCCTTGCTGTCGTAAAATACTTCTAATAATGTTTAAATAAGGACGCTTACATTCAAAGTTAGGCTTGAAAGAAGAAATGGTAGAACAAGCAAAATATTTTTTTATTTCGTTTTTTAATTCCAATATTCTATTTTGTTTTTCTATATCTTCTTCTAAATCACATAATAAAAAAGAATTATCGTCTCCTAACTTTAATATATTTATTAGTTTATTACAAATATCTTCTCTTTCATTTTGAAATTTTTCACTTAACTTTATTCTCATTATATAAAGTTAAGCATTTTATTTTTAATTTGTTTTGTCTCATTTT